GACATTTGTGATACTTGGTCGAACTTCAAAGGGTCTCCACCTGATAGTTGGTAGAAGATTGGAAGCCAATTCCATCGTTTAGAAAATTGTGTAGCGGGGCTAAACTCATCTGATTCTCCATTGCTAAAGATTGCAGGGAAGCCTGCGACAAATCGCTTCCTAAAGTCCAAAAAAAAAGCATCGCACCTACCGCAATGTCAAGAGGTATCTCCAACATTTTGCCTGCGTGTTTGTCTGAACCCTCATATTTTTCTATGTCGTAGCGCATCCCAAACGTAGAAACGATAGGGCGGTACAAAACCGCCATCGCCTTGTGCATCTGCGACCAATCAGAAATGTATTGGTCAACATCGTTTAACTCGCCTACGGTTATCTCCTCAAGGCTTGGGAGAAAGCCGAACTCCTGCTTGCCGATAAAGAAACGCTGCTTTAAGGCGGGGCGTTCATTAAAGGCTTTCATCAGTATAGTATTCACCTTTGTGAGACTTGATGCCTTCATCTGCAGGATTACATCCATCTTCAGCCCGCAGAAGATTTCTAATGACTTACGGGCAAGAAACTCATCATCTCCCTCAAGCCTTATGAACTTTTGGTAGTCAACGAGTTTTATCTCGTTCATTTGGTTGGGTACAAAGAGTTTCATTGTATTAAAATAACCTTTTATTTTTAGCGTATGGCATACCTGCCAAAGTTAGGTCTGCTCAACTTGTTATACGTTGCATAGCGCAGCGCATCGATGGCGTGATTGAAGGCATCGATGGGGCGATTAAGTAGGTTTCCATTTTTGTCTTCCACCCATTTGTAGTTTTGAAGTTCCTTGATTAGGTTGCTGCTTCGTGGGGTTACAAATAGCTTGTGCCGCTTCAGCACGTCAATACCCACTATGACGCTATCTGCGCCCTTCTGCGTGGGTTTCACGTTCCACCCCATACGATGCAGCTCCTCAATACTTTTGGGTTCGGCAGAGTCAGCAAATACCTCCGTGCGTCTATCAAGGCCAAGAGAGGCAAGCACGTTGCTTATGTCGGGGTTAGTCATCCCCGTGCGGTAGATAAGCTCATCCACATAAAGATTGTCCCCCGACTTGTACACCGCCACAAGTGCAGTTGGGTCGTTGGTGTACCCAAAGTCCATCCCGTGACATAGGAGCGTTGCATCCGTTGGTATCTCTGCCTGCCCGTATTGGAAGATGGTGGCTCTGCTCATACCACGCTCACCTAATCCGTAGATTCTCCAATAGTCGCTATCGGTATCACGCAAGCGTTCTATTTCATTTCGGATGCTGCTATCAAGGAACGGGTTGTCAAGGTAGGTGGTCTGATGGAAGTCGCAGTCATCTCGGGTTACCACCTTGTCATAAATCCAATGAAACGCATCCGAAGGGTTGTAGTCAAGGATTGCCTTGCCTTCGGTACGCAGGATGAGCTGCTGCCAATCCTCATAGGTTAGTTCGTTGGCTTCGTTGATGTATAGCAAGTCCCTTTTGCGCCCTCGTATCTTTTGCGGTTGGTCAAGGCTTATGAACTCCACAAGGTTGCCGTTCAGATAGTATTCGTGGCTTGACCTGTTGTGGTAGCTTTCACTGTACAGGTCGTGGTTGCGCAGTATTTCAAAGAAGTCCCGCATCACCGAAGCGCGGAGCGCAGGGAACGTCTTACGGCATATCGTGATGGTCTTGTTACTTTCCCGTGTGCTATAATAGAATATCACCCATAGCAGGATGTTGTAAGTCTTTCCGCTACGAGTACCGCCCTGCTCAACGACTATCTTCTTGTCGCTGCGCTTTAGGTGGTTGTAAACTTTATTCGTGTAAATCTTCGCCAAGCACCTCAATTTGAAATAGCTTGCCCGAAGATACGTCTACCTCTTGGCGTTCCACGTACCCACGCTTCTTGCCTTTGGTCTTTAGAAAAAAGATAGTAGCGGTGGAGTTGCCCTCCTTTATCTGCTTGTGCAACTGGCTCTCTGCGAAGTCAATCGCTACGTCTGATAGTTCTTCGACTGCTGCTTTGTATTCTTTGTCCTCTTGCAGCCACCTGTAATGCGTTTGCCGTGCGATGTCAACGCTCTTGCAAGCGGATGTAACTACGCCCAATGTTTTCTCCAACGCATCGAGCATTGCCTTTTTATGGATGTCACTACTTGTCATAAGGCTTTCCGTTTATTTTGATTTCAAGGGATGGGTCGAGCTTGTGCATTCGGTCTATTATGACTTGGCAATACTTCGGGTCAAGTTCCATACCATAGCACTTGCGGTTGAGTTGGTGTGCTGCTACCATAGTGGTTCCACTTCCTAAAAATGCATCGCATATAAGGTCTCCTGCCTTTGAGGAGTTTTGTATTTGATATGCAATAAGCTCAACGGGTTTCATTGTAGGATGCTCCGTATTTCTTTGTGGGCGATTAAACTCAAGTATAGTTGTCTGCTTGCGGTCTGAATACCAATTGTGTGCTGCGCCCTCTTTCCATCCGTAAAGGCACGGCTCGTGCTTCCATTGATAGTCCTGCCGACCCATAACCATTGAGTTCTTAACCCAAATAAGACATTGCCTTACAGATATACCCGAGTCGGACATAGCCCTGCGGAAGTTTGCCCCTTCGCTATCTGCGTGCCAAACGTACCAAGAGCCGCCTGCCTTTGTGTATGAGCCAAGTGCTGTGTAGAAGTCATACAGGAACTGATAGAAGTCCGAGCCTTCCATCTTATCGTTCATAATGGTAAGGGCATCCTTTGTTCCGCCAACATACGCTACGTTATAAGGTGGGTCGGTAACCACAAGGTCGCAAAGCTCTTCTCCCATAATCTTTGCCCACTCATCCGTCTCAAGGCTGCTGCCGCATAAAAGTTTGTGCTGACCTATTTCAATTACATCGCCAAGTACTATTGATGAAATTAAGCCTTCGGGTATTTCATAGTCATCGTCTGCTGCTTCTTGTGCGGGCGTATTGTCAAAGGGCAGTTCAAGACCCCAATCTTCTAATGCCTCCACATCCCATTGGTTAGCGAGCAAGTCCCAATCCCATTCACCAAAGCCTACGTTGTCCTTAATGATAAACTCAGCCTTCTGCGCATCGGTAAGTTGGTCTGCTACAATAATAGGCACCTCTTTAAGTCCTGCCGCAATACACGCCTTTAAGCGCATATTCCCCCCAAGCACTACCATATTGCCATCTACTACGATTGGGCGCAGCTCAAGCATCTGTGGGAACTCCTGTATGGACTTTACAAGCTTCTTGAACTTGTCATCCTTTATGATTCTTGGGTTTGCGGGGTTTGGTATGATTGTACCGATTGCTGCTCTTTGCATAACTAAATAACTCTTTTTGATAGGTGGTGGTTGTGTGTTGCTTGAAGTCGCTCCTTAAATTCTTTGATGTCACCATAGGCAACGTGGCAAGCCCGGCATAGAGCCATTAGGTTTTCTATGGTATCAGCGAGTTTGCTGCCACCCATCCCACGAGATTCTATGTGATGTATGTCTTGCGCTTTTGCTTGACATACCTCGCAGGGTATGAAGTCAGTTGTGGAGTAGCCCATCCCTTTGAGATAGACCTTTGTGTGGTTCTTCACTTCAGGGCGTTGTAGTAGCAAAGGTACTGCTCTACGCAGATAAGTGTTCCTTGTTCGGATGCTGCTTTCGCAAAAGTTCCGTCTGCATCGTAGGCCATCTCAAAGCGTAGGTTGGGCAGATCATAGGGCTTAAACATATAGCAGGCGGTATCTATATTGCCTACTTGGGGTTGGTCGGTAGGGCGTAGCCTACCTATTTGCCCCCACGTTACGATTGAGCAATCAAGTCCGTTTAGGTTGTTCCACTCCTCAAGGAACTTTGGGTGCAGGATATTGTCATCATCCAAATAATAAACCCAGTCCTCTTTGGTAAAGGAGTCAGCATACAAGTCAAGGAACTCATTGCGTAGGGGGTGGCCTGCGTTACCCGTGCGTGTAGAGTAGTGTGTGACTGATGCGCCTGTTGCTCCCTTGAAGTCGGTAGAGGCATCCATCACCACCACCCACGTTGCATAGGCAGGGATATGTTGTTTTAGCCTCACGAGGTTTTGAGGGCGTGAGCAGGGAGTGACTATGTAAAGCATCGCAATTCGTTTATCTTATCCATCGTGAAGTCCTGCACATACTCGTATAAAGATTCCGTTAGGTCAGCAACTTGGTTAGGGTTTTCTTTTAGCCTCTTGATTGCTCCTGCCCATTCGCTTGGGTGCTTGATAGCAATGCAATTATCCTTTGTGATATATGGTGAATAGGGTTGGGTGTTGCTCACTATCAAAGCGCACTTACTGAACCCTGCCTCAAGCATCTTTAGGTGCGACTTGCACTTGGCAAACTCCGATGTCGTAAGCGGTACGAGACTTACATCAAAGAACTCATAGAGCTTGTGGTAGTGTGATGGTGGCATCGTAGGCAGCCTATGGCTTGCCTTCATAATATCTGGGTAACCATCTACCTCTGCGACATACCCTTGATAGCCCTCAAGGTTGATTGTGGACTCTCTTACGTCTGCTGCGTGGTGGTTGCCACCAATATACCCGAAGCGTACTTCTTCACTTGGCT